GCAACGCCCCAGGTTGAGATGTATATGAAATCGCCTTATGCTGAGCTTTAAAAAATGAACTGAATGATAAGTAATGGACGCGAAACGTTTCGCGATACGTCTCAAAATGTATAAAGTACGAGGCGGAGTTGTACACCACTGTGCCCTTTTTCAACGCGCTCTTGAAACTCAAGGAATCAAGACACGTGTTGTGAAAGGTGTGTGTCTCGTTCCCCAGACGCGCGAGCTGTGTGAACACTATTGGGTCCAATCCGAGGACGGACTCAACTTTGACATTGGTTACGAAGTCGGATGTCTCTACTCACCGGAACTTCGTTCGGTCGAAACCATTTTGTTGCCCGAAGCACCAGAAGGTTTCGCGGCACCGGATGCAGACCCAGAAAACACGAGACTCTTTGAGTTGTACCAGACGGACCCGAAAACATTCTGGTTGGAAACACCTCATGATGTTCGCAGTTTCAAATAAAATATCACAATCAATTATAAATGGCTGCCACGGATCGCAACATTATTGTCCTGCTCACGAGTGCCACACTGCTTACAAACTCTATTCGTGAAATGTACCGTACCGGAAAGATGTGGTCGACTCGTTTCATGTCCATCTTCCAAATTGTTCTCGCATTTGCACTCATGATGTTCCTCAGAACAGCCTGAAAAAAAATAGTTCAGACAAGTATAAATGAACAACGCAAATAATAGTTCGAAGTTTCTGAGCGCGTCGCTCGCCGGCCTTCTTCTTATGCTGTTCCTCTCTGGTGTGTTTATGGTTGTAGAGGCTGGTAAGCCAGACCCGGCCGATCCGAACAAAAAATGGTTCGGTACGGCATATCTCATTTTCGCGGCACTCCTTGGTCTGTTTTACATTTACAACAATCTGACACGAAACACGCCCAACTATTAAAAACAAGACCCTTTATTATATAAATGGACCATCTCATCGGACATGTCAACGGGGTTGAAATTAATCAGGCTGACGTACTTGAGGACCTCATGAACCAGGTTGCCGTCGAGTGTGATTTCACAGTTGTCACAAAGGCATTTTACCAGTTTCGGCCGGTAGGAGCCACGGGCGTACTCGTATTGGCCGAGAGTCATTTTTCGGCCCATACGTTCCCGGAGCATGGGAAAGTGTACATTGATGTTTTTTGTTGTTCAAACAAGTTTCAGCCGATGAAATGTGCCCAAGTCATCGAGCGCATTTTCAAGTCTCAGAGTGCGACATGGTCGGTCGTGACAAGAGTGGGCGTCGCCGAGAGCGTCTGAGACAAAGCCTCAAACAATTGAGGTGTGCGTGCCGTATCGAAACCAATAGAAGTCCGAATTCCAAGATTTCTGGCCGTAAGGACAACATCCTGGTTCGCGCCAAGATACACGAAGGACCATCCGTCACGTGTCTGGCGCGACTCGACCAGGTCCTTGATATGGGCCGAAGTATATTCGACCGAAGAATTTTCGTCACCGTCCGTCAGAATAATCACCCTCGTTTCGCGAGGAAGATTCAGTTTCAGGACGTGACCCAATGCGTCAAGCAATGCTGTTGACCCGCGAGGCTCAAATGTCTCACGGGTGAGCGGCACGACGTTATCAATCGGTACATTCTCGTAGACGGTCAGGATTTCGTAATCAAACTCGTACAGAGACATGGTTCCACCGAGTGGCTTTTGGGATTCGACAAAACTGTTGTAGCCGTCGATCGTGTCGTCGCGGCACGTCTCCATCGAACCGGAACGGTCAAGCAGGAATACGCGAGTCGCCATATTGGAACCTTGTCGTATTGTTTTAAAACACTCGAGCGTTGTTCATGTACGTATGCATGAAAAAGTCGCCGAACTCCTTCAGCGGTGTTACGATGAGCAGCGAACACCTGAATGGCATGCTTTGCGTGGGACGATGCTTACCGCCAGTGACCTCGCAACAGCCATCGGAGACAATCCATACGAAACACCCGACGACCTCATTGTCAAAAAGTGCGGCTTCAAACACTGGAACGGAAATTCAGCCACGGCACATGGAACCCTGCTCGAGCCCATCGCTCGCGACTTGTACGACGCTCGACACAATCAGAAATCTCATGAAATTGGTCTTGTGCAACACCCCGTCCACAAATGGCTCGGCGGTTCACCCGACGGCGTCACCGAGTCAGGTCGTCTGATTGAAATCAAATGTCCGTTGACGCGTAAAATCACACCGGCCGTCCCAAAGTATTATCTGCCCCAAATCCAGTTGTTGCTCGAGGTGCTCGACCTCGAGGTGTGTGATTTCATCCAGTACAGACCGGCGTCCGAAAAGAACGCCGAGGAGTTTGTCGTCACGGTGGTTGAACGGGACCGTGCATGGTTCGAACGAATCCTGCCAAAGGCAAAGGCGTTTTGGGATCGTGTCATACAAAAGCGCATCACGGGTCTGTGTGAAGTGCTTTCGGACGATGAAGTGAGCTCTAAAGAATACATATGTGAGATACTAGAAGAAGATGAAATGCCCGGCGTGCCTGCGGAACAAGGGGATACAGTTGACGTGCCGGGAGTGCCGTAGAAACTTTTGTACCGGATGTATTCAACTTGAAGTGCACGCATGTCCGTGCATCAAATCCAAAGTTGTTTTTGAAAAGGAGCGGCTCGAGAAACAACTCGTCAAGGTGGAGGCTCCTAAGATTTTGAAGATTTAGAACACAAAAAAATACCCTCGGCAATATTTCCATCTACAACTTCGTACCCAAACTTGTGGAGCGTCTCCAGACGCCGACGATACTTTACATCTTTTTCGAGATTGAGCGGAACCGGGTTTACAATCTTGGGACACTGAGGAACTATACTAAAAGTATACAGAGGTGGCATTTCCGGCGTCCTTTCACGGATGCATTTCACGTCACGTGCCCATCCAACGACTTTACTCTCCTTATTCAGAATCGAAATCCTGGTCCGAGATTGAATAAGAAAATGGTCAAATTTAGAACGTTTCGTCTGACCTTGCCAGACGCACGCTTCAGTGTTTTCGCAAATGTCGCTGTGCATCTTCCCGAGCGTGATGAAGACGCGAAAGTCGTGCATCGTGTGTGTCTCTCCGGCACATGATGCGTATTCTTTAACGTCTGTACTCAGGAATCGTATGTTGTACGGCACGGAGAGCTCTGTATATTTCACTATTTCTAGCACGGTTGGGTTGACGCACGGGTTTATTCGCTCCCGGAACTTGATTTACAAGACGATGAAGCAGTTCCCATTCACCAATCTTATGTTGATGTTGATGATAGCGAAGAAATGCATTTCGTTGCGGACCAGGTGGTGGCTGTCTAGCAGGTACCGGATTATTTCCCCAAACGACTCTCTTTGAAGCTAATTGAGCTGCTTCTCTCGCACGTAAAACATTTGTTATCATTATTTTCAAATATTTTTTTGGTATCCCAAGCCCAGCTAAGTTTTTTACGACAGCAGCCTTCAAAAGTGGATTGTTTCTTCCGCCCCTTCTAAGAGCCGGGGCGATTGTGTTTCGGACCCGGTTATATACATTAATGTTAGGACGGTAAACTTGTATGTTTCCGGGGTTTGTATTATTTTTAAACGCATACGCGCGGTGAGGGTCTTTATTATTTGTATTTGCATTTGCCGGGTGTTTTACTAACCATGCATATGTAAATGGAAGGGCCGAAGGTGAACGTCTTCTTGACGACGGCGTGCGTCTTCTGACCGAAGATGACATTTATATACATAAAGATAAAATCGGCGTCTCGAACAAGTAAACATGCATTTCGTTTTGAACGATAGATATACATTCACACCGTGGATTGTTTCTCAGCAAACACGTCCTACGAAAGAGATGTGCACGTATATTTATAAATATATTGAAAACAACTCTGAAGAACTTCTTTCACTGACGTCTAATATATCTGACAGTTTTATGGTGTGTCAAGTGATGGTCCGAGAGGCTATAAAAGATTATTACTCTAATCAAACTTCTTGCGGAGTGCGAGCACGATGACAAGCAAGCCCATGGCGATGATAATCGGCCAGAGATTGTCACGGAACATTTCGCTGGAGATGTAGTTCCGGCCGTCCGTGTACGTCACCTCGCGCGACCACGAGGTCGTACCGTCGTCAAACTGGTATTTGCGTGCCGGATACATAAAGGAAGTTGCCGGGTTTACGCCGCCGGTCATGGCAGCCATGGCCGGGGCACGAAAAACGTGCTTTGGTGTGAAATGATCATCGTACTCTGGAGTCTCTTCTGGAACAACAGGCTCCTCGCGTGGCATCATCCACGGCAGCGCCTCGGTTGACTTGTGGCCGCCGTTGTACGAAACACCAAACGTACCAGTTGCCGTGTAAGGGTTAATCCGATCCATAGACAGTTCGTCGATTTCAAGGAGCTCAGTCATGTCTTCTAATGTTGACCGATATTTTTGTCCGCGTACGTCCTGGTCTGGACCTTTTCCTTGTGCCGAGCCCACATGTCGTCCAGATCGACATCAAGCATATAGGCCAACTGAAAGAGATACGAAAAGACATCACCCATTTCGGTCGTAATGTCCGTGCCGCGATCCTTTTTCAGACCCATCTTCTTGAAACTCCGTTGGTACTGACGTATTGCCGATGCAAGCTCGCCAATCTCTTCTGTGAAGAGGAGCCAGACTGTGCTGACTGGCGCCTTGTCCCAACCTTTCGTACGACACAGTTCGTACGTCTGCTCTTTGTAAGAATTCATCTTGTACATCAAGCGTCGGCTGCTTTTATTAATCAACCTGAGAGGTGATGGCGTCGCTCACCTCGGTCGGCGTGAACACAACGAGCGCGACAAACAAGGCGACAAGTTCAATCATACAGCGCAAACGTTCCGTCTCGAGTTCGCTCAGATTCTTTTTGATGGCCCACTGGGCACTAATCAGGCGGGACAACCGGTCGATGATGAAGAAAATGATGAAACCGTAGGCAATCTGTCGTCCTGTCTGCATTACTTACATGGAAGAAACTTTTCGGGTCACATATGCCATCTGGTTCGACAACTTTACGTGCCACTGGTGGAGCACGAGCACCTGGAACAACAGTATGGTCACGCTGAGCCCGAGCGCCACGAACGGCAGCCACTTGAGCCACTTTGGTGTTTGATCATCCTCCATTACTTGAGGCTTGTAATTTTTCTGGACAGGTTGAGAAAGTCGGCCGAGTGCTCAATGTGCCACGGATACAACACCGTGAGCGCAAACATGAACGACAAGAGCGACACCATCAATACAGCAACCGGGACCCATTTCGTCCAACGCGGAGGTTCGTCATTCATTTGTTACCGGGTCAGAAAATTAACCCATCGTCGGATACATCTTCTTGAAAGCCTGGATGGTCGTCCGACACATAGGACACGCCATGGTTCGCGCACGACCGAGACACGTCTCGCACGAGAGGTGACCGCACGGATCCAGAAACGTGTCAACCATACGTTCCATACAAATTGAACACGTAAACTGACTGTACTTTCGGGCGTTCGTGTTCATCAACACCTGCTCCATCGCTTTGATTTCACCGTTCAGTTGAGAAAGTTCGTCGCGCAACGCCTCAAACCCACACGTCTCTTTGAACTCCTGAACAATCTGGGATACATCCTCCTGGAGTTCCTGGGTGCTCAAGACGGTCGATGCATTCTGAAGTATCGAAATGTCGCCCGACATTCGAATAATCTCAGCCTCCTTGAGTCGAAACTCTGTAAGCTTCTCTTTGTATTGTTGTTTGTACCGACCGAGTGTCTCTTCAAACTGGATCCAGTCTTCTGACAGGGTCACATCAGGGATCTCAGGCAGGGCGACATGCTGTGGAATCATGACGTCGGACAAAAATTCGGCCAGCATGGTCATATTCATTGTATCAGAACAGACAATAATATCTTTAAAGAAGTAAGATGGTCCTGTTCGAGGTACTCTGCATGTCGTGCGCCGAGACATTCGGTAACTTTAATCTAAAATGGTTTGCAGAGTCGGGAAACTCTGCGAGCCACCATTTGGGTCTGGGTATTTTGGGCTACGTTGTTGTTTTATTTTTTCTGGTTCGGGCGTTTGCGCTCAAAAATGTACTGATTGTGACAGCTCTATGGGAAGGTATGATTACAATCATCGGCGCCGCCTCTGCATACTTTATACTCGGCGAACGCTTCCATCATCCGATCCAGTGGCTCGGCGTCGCCCTGGCTATCCTGGCTGTCGGAATGATTCACATCGGCCAACATCTCAAACACGGTTAGCGGCCGCCCGCACATTCACACCGGCTGGGGGAGCACCGCCTGCATTCAGGCTGGTCGGGCCGCCGTTCGCGCCGGTCGTTGGGCCAGGCATGGAGCCGGCATTTGCACCGGCACCGGCGTTGATACCCGGAGCGTTCGACGGAGCCATGTTGGCACCCCGGCGACGGTAGTACATGTAGGCGGCACCGCCTGCCACTGCAATCACCAGAGCGACAATCAGGAAAATTGCCCAACGAGGGAATGGTTTCTTCTCTTCGGCAGGCTTGTCCATTTTAATGGTATCGTTCATTTTTTTTTCACAATCCTGGCGACTGGCTATTCATTTTCAACCCAGAGGTTGAGGTGCTGATCGGCATGGCGAGCGGTATCGGGTTGTTCGAAATGTAATCCATGTAGGACAGTTGCTGAAGGACACCCGTGCTGATGGTCTTGGTCGCCTCCTTGACAACAATGTCGTTCATTTTTTTCATCTCGGACTTGTCGTCTGGGTTGGAGACCAGGTGCTGGTAGACGCTGCGCATGAGCGCCTGGAGGTCAGCGTCATTTTGGCGGTCGATGTTCATGCCAGTCTTGGTCTTGACGCTGCGAACAATGGCACCGTGGAGGTACTCGCGGTTGAACGGCGAGAAGAACGCCTCGCTGAGCGGAGTTGCATACAGCTTATTGCTCATTTATCTACATGCCTGTATAAAAAAATGAACCCCTTTCAAGCAAGATGAAGGTCCAGAAGCGCAACGGTGACATTACCGAAATGTTGTTCGACAAGGTGACCGCCAGACTTTACAAATTGTGTGTCATGGAGCCGGCACTCAAGATTCAACCCGACAAGGTGGCCCAAAAGACGGTCGCGAGCATGTACGACGGCATATCGACCGAAGAGATTGACACGCTGAGCGCCGAGGTGGCGGTCGGTATGATTACTGAGGACCCGGAGTACGAAACGCTCGCGACACGAATCGTCGTGTCGAACATGCAGAAGACGAGTCCAAAGTGTTTTTCGGATGCGATGATTCGTCTGTACGGCAAGGGTATCGTTTCTGAGTATTTCATGAAATGCATGACGCTCGAGATTGACACCTGGATTGACCACTCGCGCGACTATACGTTTGGATACTTTGGTATCAAGACGCTCCAGCGCAGTTATCTGAATGAGGGTGAGACGCCCCAGTACCTCTTCATGCGTGTCGCGCTCGGCATTCACGGTGACGATTATCCGCGCGTCAAGGAGACGTACGACCTCATGTCCCAAAAGTTTTTCACGCACGCGACGCCGACCCTGTTCAACGCCGGTACAAATCACCCACAGATGTCGAGCTGTTTTTTGGTTGCCATGAAAGACGATTCGGTCGAGGGCATCTTCGAAACACTCAAGGAATGTGCCCATATTTCCAAGTGGTCCGGTGGAATCGGCGTGCACTGCTCAAACATTCGAGCGAACGGCACAACTATCAAGGGGACGAACGGCAAGTCGGACGGTATCGTGCCCATGCTCCGCGTGTTCAACAATACGGCCCGGTACATCAACCAGGGCGGCGGGAAGCGAAAGGGGTCGTTTGCATTCTACCTCGAGCCGTGGCACGCCGACATTATGGAGTTTCTCGAGCTGCGTCTGAATCAAGGCGACGAAGAGATGCGTTGCCGCGACCTTTTCACGGCTATGTGGATTCCGGATCTGTTCATGCAAAAGGTGGAGGAGGATGGTGAGTGGTACCTCATGTGCCCCAACGAGTCACCCGGCCTGCCGGACGTTCACAGCGAAGAGTTTAACGAACTGTACCGGATGTACGTGGCACAGGGTCGGTACAAGAAGAAGGTTCGGGCGCGCGAGATTTGGGACGCCATACTGAAGAGTCAGGTTGAGACGGGCACGCCGTACATGTGCTACAAGGATGCCACGAACGCCAAATCGAACCAGAAGAACATTGGCACAATCAAGTCGAGCAACTTGTGTACCGAAATCATGGAGGTTTCGACGCCCGACGAGACGGCCGTGTGCAACTTGGCGTCTATTTGCCTACCGACATTTGTGCGGGTCGGGACTGACGATGTCAGTCCCTCTTTCGACTTTGCAAAGTTGTGCGAGGTGACCGGCGTCGTGACACGTAATCTCAATCGTGTGATTGACCGCAACTATTACCCGACCGAAACGGCCCGAGTGTCGAACATGCGTCACCGACCGATCGCCATCGGTGTACAGGGTCTGGCGGACGTGTTCATGATGTTGGGTCTGGCGTTCGACGAGCCCAAGGCGCGCAAGCTCAATAAGCAAATTTTCGAGTCCATCTATCACTCGGCACTGTTCGAGTCGTGTCAGCTCGCCAAGGAGGAGGGACCGTATGAAACTTTTGCAGGTTCGCCCGCTTCACATGGTATCTTGCAGTTTGACATGTGGGACGTCAAGCCGGACCCTCCGTTTGACGCGCTGAAAGAGTCTATCAAGACGCATGGCCTACGCAACTCGCTTCTGGTCGCACCGATGCCGACCGCTTCGACCGCCCAAATCATGGGGAACAACGAGGCGTTCGAGCCGTACACAACCAACATCTACCTGCGTCGAACTCTGGCGGGCGAGTTTGTCATGATTAACAAACACCTCGTCAAGGATCTTCAGAAGCTGGGTATCTGGAGCCCGGCGATGAAGATGGAGATTATTCGGCACGGCGGCTCGGTCCAGCAACTGGACATTCCCGAGTCGCTCAAGGCGATTTACAGAACTGCATGGGAAATTCCCCAAAAGTCTATTTTGGACATGGCGGCCGACCGCGGCGCCTACATCGACCAGAGTCAGTCGCTGAACATTTTCATGGAGAATCCAACCGTCGCAAAGATTTCGTCGATGCACATGTACGGCTGGAAGAAGGGTCTGAAGACCGGGATGTACTACCTGCGGACGCGCGCTAAGGCCAAGCCACAGCAAGTGACTGTGACTCCGGTCCAGCCAACCAAGGAGCAAATTCTGGCGTGTTCGCTCGCCAATCCCGAGGCATGCGAGATGTGTTCGGGCTGATAGAGCCGAGACTTCTAAGAGCACTATGAACGAAAGAATACTCGAATACATTACGGATATAGACACGCGTCGTGAACTCGGGCTCTTGCCGAGGCGTCTGAAGACGTTGCCGACGATTGAATTTCACGACGGAATCGTGTACAACACGACGACGTGCACGCTTTATAATTTTCGACCTGAAGGATATCACGAAGTTCGTCGTCCAGTCACTTTGGATATGGTGAACGACGGACTTGTGATTTTTAACTTGTATGAACTTCCGTACGTGTACGAAGTCTATGGCGACAACGGCGCGGTGATTATCGATCCGATAGCGTGTTCACCCTGGGCGACCGAACGCAAAGTTCTGTTTAAAGTCTGAAGAGTGCGATACCGACTGCGAGCAGGAAAGTCTCGGCCAGAGTGTCAACCGGACGCAGGATCGAAATGTGCTTGACCAGCGTCGAGTTCCACAGGAACCGGAGGATGAAGGTCAAGATGATGACGAACAGCAAGAAGATGGTCACCTGGTACAAAAGATCGCTGGTGTTCCGGGAAGAAATGATACCGAGCATTTTTAATATACGTAAAGAATAAAATGGCGCGTATGTGCTCTTCGGTCGTGTTCAAGTGGACGCCGTACGGGACTCAGGGCGTCTGGCACGACAACTGTTACGACTATGCGTTCGACCTGAACAACCCAAAGTCGCCAAACAAGAATGTTCCTGGAGACATGTCCAACGATAAAGCATGGGGTTTGACGTTCCGGAACTGTAACGGTATCGCCAAACGCGTTCTGGAGGATTATAAAGGACTGGCGTACCAGATTCCTCGCGCAAGCACTCCGTGCCGGGCCGGCTACTACAAGGTGATGAACTTTGTGTCGCCGAACGGCGGTGATTTCCACTGGTACCGCGAGGCTCGCCGCGTCGAGTACCGCATACGTCCAGGTGACAGCGTGCAGAGCGTCGCCAAGTTTTTTCGGGTCCCACAGACGACGGTCAAGGCGGCGTACACAAAGGCTCACCGGGCGCGCTCTGCAGCGAACGGCCGCATTGCAATGACGAATCAGGAGCTCCGGACGCTGAATCACCTGAACGAAATGGTCCGGACGGGTCGTCTTCGTCCCGGAAAGGTGATTTCGCTGCCGGTCAAGCTCTGGTCACACAAGCAGGGGTTCGGTGGCGGTCCGGTCATCGTCGATGCGTCAGGCAAAACTATAAAGAACCCTCTGACGGCCAATCGCAACTATCCCGGCCTGAATTACAGCAAATTCTGTTCAGCCTATTGCGTCAAATGTCGGGCGGGCCGGACGGCACTCGCGCGGTACCGGGCTCGGAGCCGGAAACAGAGCCTGATGATGACACCAAGACTGGCATTCTGAGTCCGAGTTCTTGGAGCACCTCCTCGATGGATTCATTTGCGTCAACGTCAAAAAATATATCAGTCACGAACCGAGTGTCCGTGAAGGGATCGATACCAAATGTTGATACGAGCGCCGCCACATTGGTCGTGGCGTACGTGTGCGTCGCTGTTTCTCCATCAGAGGTGCGCTGGATGGACACGCGCACCTTGTACGATGGTTGGTCAAATGGGACTCGACACATTGGGCACGTTCGAGACATTCGTTTCCAACGTTCGAGACACCGAAGATGAAACGTGTGTCCGCATGCGAGCGTGCGCGTCTGAGCACGCATGCTGTCGAGACACACGGGACACTGACCTGATGAAGTTGTGGTGTGCAGGCCGCACAAGTTTGTCCCGGTTCGGGGTTTGCGTCTACACTGCACTCCCTGGCGGGTTGTTGCTGAGCACTGTTCCGGCATACGATAAGCGGCGAGGAAAAAGTGACCGTGGCCTCCGCGTCCGAAGGCGGTGGACATCCTCCTCGAGGGACTGGATCGCATCCTGATAGGTTGCACGAATGCCATCCTCGATGCGTTTTTTAAACTGAATGAGCGGGTCGTCACCTTGATCCGCCCGGCACACCGGACACTCGTCCGACATCACAAACCAGTTGGTGATGCAAGCTGGATGAAACACGTGACGACAATTGAGTTTCTTGGCGTCTTTGGTCTGGACGGTCTCAAGACAGACGACACACGTTTGCAATTTGTGTACATGGCACAGAGGCCCTTTGCGACACTTTCGACCTGAAGCTGTTATGGCGGTACACGCCATTCTTGTCCTTTACCGTGTAGCGAGACAAAATCGTGGAAACTTCGGCGTACACTTCAGCTGGCGTACGCCCCTCAGTCGACACGACGTGCACCTTGCACGGGACATTCATGAGCATCTTTTCGTACAGAGCGTGAAGTTCCTCCAGATATTTAAGCGTCACCCGCGAATCGCCAACCTGCTTCCGTTTCTGAATGTGTTCGTAGGCCGTCTTGGGCGACTTGGCCAGGAAAATGTAAACGTCCGGAAGCCACAAGTACTGTTCGTATGCATTCTGGTAGACGCTGTCCTCTTCGGGCGTCACGAGCTTTTTGGTCCGCAGGTACTCCCAGAACACGTGGCGCGTACTCAGCAGACACCGTTCGTACACGGTCACACCGTCCCGAACCGGCCGGAGCGTCTGCAGAATCTTCATTTGCAGTAAAAGTGCCCAGCGGGACATGTCTTTGTAAAAGAGATCCAAAGGCCATTCGTCAAGCGGTTCACGCTTGACGGACCAACCATTTTGTTCGAGCAGTTCCAACTGGGTCGTCTTGCCCGAACCGATGTTCCCGTCAATCACAATATGCATTACACATGTATCGACTTGTTTTTTTAACCATTCAAAATACGGTAACGCACGTTTCTCGGAAGCGAACGCGACAAGACACGGTTCGCCATGCGAAACCGTCTCTCACGCTGAATCATATTGTTGATAAAGTTAAATTGGACATGGGTCAAGTTTGCATTGTTTGCACCGTGACCCAACAAAAGATGGGCCGCCTTGTTCATTTCGCGCTTCAACTTTTCCGTCGCGGCGAGTGATTTCATATATCTTTTTTTGGCTGCGACATACCGATCGATTCTGTACGTCTCATTCATTTACTTAATTGCCAGAATTTCCTTGGGCCGCAAACCCAGGAGGGCTGCAGGCCGCATTTGCCGGTACGAAAAAAGCGTCCGGGCCCTTCTCCTGAAGGTAACGGCGGAAAGACAGGTTGTCTTCGTAGGTGATGTTCTGCTTCTGCATCATCATATCGTTATACAGGCGGGTAGAGTCATAGACGGTAAAGCACCGGCCGTCACCCATTCCAAGGCGCGTCGACATTTACTCTGGTGAAAGAAAAAAAGTGCGCTAAAATTAATGACCAAGTCGGACGTCTGGCACGATAAAGAAGAAGCCTTTCTGGCAAAAATGGAAAAACAATGTCTCGTGCTTTGTGAACACAACCTGAAAGAGTTTCACTATTACAACAAACTCTCATCCAAGTTTAACATTCCTATTTTGATAGTCTCGGCGGCCAATGCGCTAACGGCCATCTGTCTGAATTCATTCATGAATCAGGAGTACGTCAGTATTCTGAATGCGATACTCAGTGCCGGCACGGGCGTCGTCGGTTCGATCCAACTCTTCATGAAGATTAACGAAAAGATGACCAACTCGACCCGGTCATCAATCATTTTCAAACGTCTGGCCCTGAAAATTTCAAAAGAACTCAGTATCGCACGGGAACAACGCGTCACAGAAGGCATTCCATTCTTGTCGGAATGCTTCTCGGAATTCAACACGGCACTCGAACAAGGAAATCCAATCGAACGTAAATTACAAAATCATTTAGAACTCAAAATCCCTGGAATGTCCTCTGGTGGTCCCCCTACTCCCGCGTCGCCCGTGATGCGCCGGGTCGCCGATCAGCTCTTGTCGTTGGCGGGCAGGTCGGTCTACGGTGGGTCAACCACCAATTTTAGTGATGTCAGCGAGGAGGTCTAGGCCCACGCCTGAATACCCCGAGCTGCAAGCACCGGGACCCACTTCCCAAACTCGGCACCCATAAAAATACTCTTCGTCAGGTCCTCCTTCGTCTCGGTCGACACGTTGAGCAGCTCCGAGTTGAGCACGTCGTACGCAAACACAATTTCTTGAAGCGTCTCCGCGCCCGTCACAATCACCTTGCCGGTACTAAACACACTCGCGGTCACCTGCTTCATGTTTGGCCGGGGCTGAAACTTAATCTTGACGGCCGAATACCGATCCGGATTGAACGACACCTCGAACCGATGTTTCTTGGAACGGCCGAGCTTCTCAAAAATCTCCATTAGGTTCACCGACTGGTTCATTGCAAAGTTTGTGTTTATCATCACCACCTTGAACGCATCAGCCGGCATGGGCTGCTCAAAAATAGAACCGAGAATATGACCCAACTGTTCACACACACGCCGACAATCCGTCAGGTCGGCACAACCAGCAACCTGAAACGAGCCGTTCGGGAACACCTTGATCGCCTTGACCGTGTAGGCATCTTCGTAGCCGATGGTCACCTGATTATAAAACTCAGAGGGAGACTCGCGCATGGTCCATTTGTTTCCGTCGGTCAACGCTCCGGACCGACGAATCCGAACATCTTTATGAGTCGTGAAATACTCTTTAATCCGCGCGATATCAATACGGTCCGCAAAAAAACGACACGTCATGGTAATAGTTGTGATCCGGATCCATGACGGGACGTTTTTGTATTTTCGGCGGATAGAATCCAAAGTCATGATGTACTTGAACGTGTCAGAGTTTAGCGTTTGCGTCTTAGGGCCCATAGCAGCACGAAGCGCTCGAGGTTCTTCCGTGGTACTTTATGGACCACCTTCTTTATCCGATTTGTTCGGATGGAAGGCTTGCGGACCTTGTGGGTCGGTTTCTTTTTGGTCGTGCGTCTCTTTCTGTGTCTGACGACCGAGGCTGCAATGCGTGGCGCGATGTTGACACCACCCAAATTTTTTACGTTCGTAAAGGTCTGACGTGGCAGGCCCGTCGCCCGCATCGCCACATTGACATTACCGTTTGCGCGCTTCAGAGCCGTGACGGCTTTCCGGATAGCCATGGGACCACCTGCGTTTTCAACCATATTCACCTGAGAAGTGGACGGAGGCGGCAGGTTCACGCCCGCGACGCCGACGTTCGGGCCACGGGGCATACCAACGTTCGGGCCTCGAGGCATACCGACGTTCGGACGCGTGTTCACCTTGACAGAAACTTGGGGTGGTGGCGCACCACCGCCCATCTGAATTGGATATGGAGCCGCTGCCGCCGGACCTGCCATAGGGAAAGGGAATGGTGCCGCGGCCGGAGCCTGAGCCGCGGCCGGAGCCTGACCCGGTGCACCGCCTCCGAAAATAATTTGTTGACCACCGCGTCCATTGCCAGACACAGTGGCACCCCCTATTACCCGACCCTTGTTGTTTGTTTTCGGCTTTGACTTTTCTCTTTCGATATATCTGTTCACCATATTCTGGAAAGTGCGATTAGAAGGTCCGTAGCTTTTAAAATTTTCGAGAAGATTTCTGCGACGGCTACTGTTTGATTCCATCGATTGTAATTCAAGTACGGCACGTTGAAAGTTGGCCAGAAGTTGACGGCTTTTCGTTTTGCTGTATTCTCTGCCGGCGTTGTGTATATTCTGCGAAGTTCGGAGCGAACGTCTTCTTGGGATTGGTTTGCCGCCACCGTTTCCAAATTTGAGTTTTTCTAAAAAAGATGAATTATTGGTTGGCAGTTGTGAGAGTTTTTCTTGGAGACCTCTAATATACACCTTGAGGTTGGTTATTTTTTCGATCGGGACGCTCGAATTGTTCGCAGCCTTGCGTCTTTCCAACTCGGCGAGATTGAGTTTAGCTCGTTCAAGTTTTTGGACGAGCGTCTCGCTCTTGAGTGCAACATAACGTCCAGCTTGTGAGAGACCTCCTGCCGTCGCCGACAAACCTCTTCCTATCAGTTTTCCAGTCGCCAACAACCCTCTACCAGTTGCTTTCGAGATGTTGATAGCTTGTTGTTTACGATTAGGACGCGGGGCGGGAATAGGAGCTGGTGCGGCCGGAAATAAACTCTCAAAAAGCTGATTCGCAGCAGTATTATTCATATTATACTTTGTACAGAAAAAAGTGGGTCATGTCATCAACATAAGGCGGAAGGACACATGGTCTGTATATGCAAACAGTTCAATGGCTCTCTTCGACTACCAAGAAGCTGGTGTCGCGTGGATGCTCGGTCGCGAGGCTGGGTCCACGCCTGGCGGTTTCTTGTGCGACGAGATGGGTCTGGGCAAAACTTTACAACTTATCGAAACTATCCGTCGTAATCGTCTTAAGAACACCCTCATCGTCGTGCCCAAATCCATCGTTGGTCAATGGCGGAAGGAACTTGACCGATTCGCTCCTGAGCTTGATGTCCATGTATTTGATGGGCCGACTCGTGTATGGCGCCTTGCATCCATCGTTTTGGTGCCGTATTCTGTGGTGGCGGACGTGCCCGATGACATCAACTGGGGTCGAATTATTCTGGATGAAGGTCATGAGATTCGCAACCCTAAATCCAAGACGTACAAAACTTTGCGGAATCTTCCTGCTGACGTACGCTGGATCGTTTCTGGTACACCTGTCTTCAATAGCATGCGAGACTTTGTTGCTCTGTGCGGTTTTCTCGGCATATCCCCAGGGACGGTGGCGCGATCGACTGACGAGGTTCGAACCAAGTATGTACTGCGACGCACGCGAAATGTCACGACGGCTACGTTCGAAAATGTCGAACTGGACATGTACCCTGAAGAACGCGATCTGTACATTGAAGCGTTCATGGCCGGCCGAGAAACTCTCAAAGGAGGTGTGACCGGCATGAACTCGATGGTGGTGCTCGAGTGTCTGTTGCGGATCCGCCAAACGATGATCTGGCCGCAACTTTTCCTCGACGGCATGGCGACGAAAAATTCGACCGACCCGGAACCGTTCTTGGGCCGTTCGAAGAAGCACGAGACGCTGATGGAGATGATCGAGACGCACCCGGACGAAAAGGCGCTGGTGTTTACACAGTTTACATCCGAGACGGACCGCATCCAGGAGCTTTTGGTGGCCAAAAACATTCCGGTGTTTCGACTTGATGGCCACGTCGGCAAAGAAGACCGCGAAGAGCGCATCACACAGTTTCGTGCGGCGGGTCCCAATGCAGTGTTCCTCATCCAGATCAAGGCGGGCGGTGTCGGCCTCAATCTTCAAGAGGCGTCCCGTGTGTACATCATGGCGCCGGCGTGGAACCCGGCGACCGAGCTTCAGGCGATCGGCCGGGCGGATCGCACTGGGCAGAAGCGGGCGGTCATCGTGAAGAAGTTCATCTACAAGAATGTGTCGGACGAGTACCCGAGCGTCGAGCAGAGCATCGTGGACCTCCAGGTGACCAAATCGCGTGTGTGCGCCGACGTGCTCGCTGACGAGAAGCTTGCGGTTCAGATTCCAGGGATGTGCCAGATGACGCTGCGGACGATTGCAAAGATGTTCCATTCTGTGAAATAACTCATAGTTATATATAAATGTCAAAACGTTCTGCCGCTCTGCTTTTGATGCGTGAACTTACCCGTCGTCAGGCTCTCGTGAACCGCACAAAAGCCCCCGAGCCGACTCGCCGCGAAGCCCTATTAAAGAAGGTGGGTGTAGCAAGTAGAATACCGACACCCTATTATAATAAGAAGGGTCGTCAGTTTTTCTTGACTCTCAAGGGTGTGTATGTCATTCGCCAGAATGGAAAGTCGTTGTACGGTCGCAAAGCGACGTCGCCTTCAGCCCCAAAGGCGATTCGTCCCAAAAAATAATCACAAAAGATACGACCGCAGGAACAAACCAAGCTCCCAGATAGAACCGACCGTCGTAAACTCGGACGGACCAGTTTTGTCGACCGCCGGGTCAAAATGAACCGGCGTCCATTTGTGCATATAGTTTGCCGTACGAAGATTCATAATCGAGTCGTCGACAAACACTTTTTTGCGATTCTGCGGAAACTTGACATAGGCGCGCGGGTCCGGTTTCAGGTAAAAATTACTCCGGGACACCTTGAGATCGTCGCTTATCGCCGATGCGACCGGCAACGTCCAGACGAGCGGCGCGTTCGAAAACAATCGAACGTCCCAATCCTTCGTGAGGTCATGAATTTCGGCCGCCTCTTGTTGAAACTCAGTCCCGGAAAGAACTTCCCAAAGGTGAGCCATGAGCGCTCGGTCGTACACTTTTTCGGTAAAATCCGACGTGTCGACTTTGAACGCGTCAAAAAGTCCGCGACCGGTATGACCGTACTGACTGTACAGAATCTGATTCACACGACCCGGATTCTTTACGTTCGGAAGTTTCTTCGCCACGTAGGCATTTACATTGTAACGGACGTGGTCAAGCAGAGGCCGGTCACGCACGAGCACGCCGTCGACATCAAGAAGCAAAAGTGGTTTCACCATTTCTGAAACGAAGCGTCGTTTTTTTATATCGTCTTGTAATAAATGACCCCTCCTCGAAAGAGTTCCTCGCCTAACCGTCGCCCGGCCTACCTGAACAATAATGCACTGATGCGTCTGTCCGGTACAAACCTGGCCAGACTGCGTGCGACAAACCGTACCGCCAGAAACGTCATCAATGCCAATCCACGTCTCTTGAACAAGATTGCACGCAACCGCCATAAAGCAATGATGGCACGGGTCCACAGACAAATGGCGGCTGTTCGGAGAAACTGGTTCAGATGCCCAAGTCGTACGTGTGTCAACCGGGCATTTCCAAATTTCGCACGGGCGAGTGCCGTACACGGCCTGAGACGCACCGGTCGCGTCATTACACCAGAACGTCTTCCTGCCAACTTCAACAACTATTTCAATAACCACCTATATTGAGAGCCACCACGGCAGAACGTCATGGACGGGTCGAATCACCGGCGGCTTATCAGGGATACAATCCACACATGGCTTTTCGCGTTCGCGCCCAAACCGACGGATTGAAAAGTAATATTCGTCCGGTTCGTACATAATGTACTCAATTTCTTCTAGGTCGGCGTGGTCCTCAATGAGCACCTGGTACGTACTTTCAAGGTCCCGAAGATCCTCAATCAAAAAATACTTGGGAAGACCCTGATTGATTTCAAAAATGTAATCAAAAGCCTCAGCAAAGAATTCATCCGCCTTTTCGCGCCATGAAATCTCGTCCCACTGTTTACGCATCATACGAAGCCCGCGAAAGTAAATGGGCCGACGACACATCGGACAGCCGTTTCCAGATCCCTTGGTGTACCATTCACAAATACACTTGGAACAAAATTCATGGCCGCACACCAGCCGACGCATATTCCCACACTCGCCATAGCAGACTGCACACTCACCCATCTTCTCTGTTCATACACCAAAAAAATGTCCGTCCTCTTTAAATGAATCTGAAACACCGTATTGTCCATGCGACCCGGCGGAACATCGGCAAGAAGACTGTGTACGGAAAAGCTGTGTACAAAGGGCTTCGTGGTGGTCTCTTTACAAATAATGGAACCCCCGTCTACAAATTCAACACTATGTATTCTACAAACAAAAATTTCAACCCAAATACTTATATGAACTCATTGCAAAATCGTTTTCAGTAAAAAAAATATACGCCATGTTTTAAATGAAGGCTGTTGGTTCTCGCGCAGAGGTTATGCACGGCGCGGCTACTCACACCGCAGGCGGTCTGACCAAGAAGAAGCTCAAGGTGTCCAAGGCGTCCGGTGAGATTGTGAGCGTCAAGGCGGCCAAGAAGGGCAAGAAGAACCCGTGGGCCGTGGCGACCGAGAAGGCCCGCGCCCAGATGGGTATCCAGGCGGGCGAGATGGTGCTCATGAACGTCGGCGCCAAGGGGAAGGCACTGTATGCCCTGACCAAGGAGATCCATGGCCGTATGTAAAAAAATATGCGTCTATATTAAAAATGACTCATCAGGCAACCCGCTTCCTCGCCGGCTCCAAGCGCGTTTTCAAGTCCGATAACGGTAAGCTGTTCACCCGCACCGCAGGTGGCGGCCGGACTTACCGCCCCAAGGCGACCCACTTCACCCGTGGCGCCAGCAAGTTTGTGGTCATGGCGCACAACAAGGTGCCCTACGGCATGAAGCCCAAGTCCAAGTACGGCAAGGGCGAGCCGTCCACTCGCCGCCGCATCAACTCGTACGCGACGCTGCAGGGCATTCTGAGCCGTCGTCGCCTCATGTAAGAAACGCAAACCCTTTGAGTTGAGTCGTGTCGGTGTCCTCCTCAGGGATGTCAGCGAGCGGCCTCTCAACCAACTGATAGATGCGACACGTCAAACCGTGCATCTCTTGAAAAAAATACGTTCCGATAATTTCGATAATGCATGAAACGGTCATGCCTGCAAATGCACCCTCGACAAGTTCCGGAAACTTGATGTTCCGATTCAGGTCAAACACCTGAGTCGAAGTATCAACCTTCAGACGAAGATTCTTCCCGGTCATGTTCGACTTGAACGGAGACAAACCGGATGCGAGCGCAGGCTCGAGCTCAGTCCGCCACCACTCGGCAAACTGATCGGTCGTCTCGACCGTGATTGATTTATACCCCGAAAGTCCCCCGAACAACACGCGGCCGCGCGGAATCTGAAACCGTAGCGGTTTTGTGCCGACCGAAAACTTTGTTGTGCCGTTGCGGCACCCGGCATGGGTTACATCGGTCAGGTCGAGCGAAGCCCACATACATCTCTATAGAGACACCTTTTTAAGGAGGTGTGGCTCTTGTCAAACAATGGAACAAATAACTCGTCTCATCGAGGAGGAGGTTGAGAAGCGTGTCAATGAGCGTGTCAACAAAATTCTCGAACGAATCTCTCAAACCTACGACATTTCGATGAGACAATTGCTCAGGGACCTCTCGTCCATTGAACCAATTGTTCAACAGCACGGACCGGTGACGTGTCTCGGTCTGACGGCCAAAAACACGCGGTGTAGTCGGTCGGCACATCATGACGGATATTGCAAAATTCATAAAAATCAAAAACCAGTCACCCGAGTCGAGCCTCCACCCCAGGTGACGGTCGTCCAGACGGTCGCCCATACACACACGCTCCCACCCCTATTCATGAGAGGATGTCCCGCGTGTGAACGTTCATCATCGAGTCGATTATGTATATAAAAATTTCTACGCCTGGACCAGAAAATGAGCCTCATTCGCGTGTGGACCGATGTCGGTGCAGCCAAGCCCGCAAACCTGATTGCCCGGATCACCAAGGAGCACGCCGACGGAACCTACACCATCCAGTACTTTTCGCCGACCAACGACCGTGACCACGGCCGGGTCATCTACCGCTACGAAGACGACACGTACGAAATTGACGACGAGTCTGTGACTGAATACCTCAACACGAATGACGAGTCTATTATCGGGTTTGTATCGATCGGCGAGGACATGTGGGTCCGTGAGATGACAGACTCGGACGACGAAGACTATGTGCCCTCGGATGAGGACCAATTGTCCGACGAAGAGTCGGCCGACGAAGAATCGGGCGAGGACGATGACGAGTACCAGGGGGAGGAATACTATGACGACGACGACTCTTAAAAAATATGCACGCCTGAAAACAAATGAATTACACAAACAAACACGAAGTCCGCTTCAAGCTTATTGATGGACCTGCATCCGGATATTACATCGTCAAGTACTATTCGGGTGTTTCAAAGTGGCCTCGGATCCTCAAACGATTTCATTGTCCGGATGATGAAACACGTCGGGAAATGTTTTATATCCTGAACAGTTCCCGTTTGTGTACTCTGTGCAAAGAGACGCTCATCGACGACTCACGGTCGACATGCAAACACTGCATCGCTCTCGCTGCATCGACTGTCCAGGATGAGCAAATTGCAGATTGTCCCGTGTGCTACGAAAAGATGTTCCGGGTCAACAACACCAAGCGAACTCTCGCATGCGGTCACGAACTGTGTACTGGCTGCACCCGTCGCCTGACCCGGTCGTACCACATCGCCTACAACGACCCGCACCGAGGCCCAGTTCCCACCTGCACCATCCGTTGTCCCCTGTGTCGCAATCAGGGCTGGTACGATTACACGCTTACGGTCATCGGTTCTCTTCCAATAGAGATTCCGACACCTATTCCGATACATGGAGCAAGCGGCTGAAGAGATCCTGACACCTGTTCTCGAAGCGTCTGTGCTTCTGGCGGCCAAGTATGCGACGGCGTGTGGTCGGTCGACCGTGACTGCTCAGGATATGGCGCTCGGTCTCATGTTCGCGGCCCGAAATGTCATGGGTCGGCACATCGGCACTCTCTTGTCGGACGACGAGGACAGTGACGACGACGATTCAATCGAAGAAGTTGACGACAACGAAGAGCCTTTCAGTGAGTACACAGGCGACGAGGAGCTGTACGTGAACATGAACCGCTGTTCCCAGACGTGGGACTCGTGGGAACCAGAGAGTCCAGCCGAAATGGCGTTAAAAACCGCAATCAACAAAGCTAAGGAACTACTAGAATGAATGGACGGCTATGAAACATATCAGGAAATTCATGCATTTGATGTGTCGGACGATGACTCGGACGACGACGAACTTCCGGTACGCGTCAAGTATTCAGTAATTCTCCAGGAGGAGGATGACTTTATGGACGAGTAACGGAAATTTTTTTATCAGTCAATATCAAAATGTCTCTTGCTCTTGTTGGTGATGTTACTACCCAGACTGCCATGTTCGCCTCGGCCGGCTTTTTCTTCGCCTCGGCGATTGCGTGGATGGACGTCGTCCGCTACATGATCTCCCAGCTGGTGAACGTTAACCGCAATGGTGGCTCCTACTACCTGCTGAGCGCCATCTTCACGTCCCTGCTGGCCATCTTCATCATGATGTCCCTGCGCCGTGTCGGTGTCGTGAACGGCTCCCGTCAGGAGTAAGTTATTTTCGGTTTGAAAACCGGGGGCGCCACAGGCGGCTGAGCCGTCAGGCGTTCGACCAACGGACGTAACAATCGGACATACGCGATGTATGCCGCCAAGACAGAAATGACCAAAACAACAATGACCCAACGGCCAAACGCTCTTTTTTCATCAGGAGGTTTGGGTGGTGGCGGCGCGTGCTGCATTGCATCAACGATACGTTGAATTTGTATATCCTGGAGGGGTGGGGTCGGTGGTGGCGGATTGTGATATTCGCAATGTATCCGGAGCGTAAACGCATTGTGCTCAAACCCCTGAAAGTTGAGCAGATTGCCGGTCCGGTCGATCCACCGAACCGTCAGGCGATCGAGCTTGGGAATGGGCGTGTTGTACAAAATGTACTGCTTGTAATCGGTCGTCTCTTTATAGTTTTTTATACACCCGGACGAAACGTCCAGTGGAATCATGCCGAATGTACTCCGGATAGTAGAACCTTCGGTCGTTCCCTGGATCAACTTTTTGGCATCCAGGACGGACGTTGTTCGAAGTTCTTCAATGTCCAGAAAGACATATTCGTTCGTCGAAAGGTTGGCTATCCGGGACGTCTTGTACAAACTCTGATCGACGTACGTCGGGTCGTGTGCATAAATGTCGCTCGTCGCGAACCAAAAACTGGAAAGGACGCCCGAGTCAATGCCGAGCATCGAACGAATCTGGGCCGTCTTTCCTTCGATTGTGAAGCTCGCCACGTTGCTCGAAAACATGTACTTTCCCTCGGAACACAAAAAATCGACGTTGAACAACAACCCGGATGCGTTTGTCAACGCCTGGGCAAGACCGTCCGCGGAATAGTAGCCGGTCGGAATTGAAATGTTTGATGTCGTCGTCAGGTCCGACCAGATCAGGACATTCGTGCCGTTGGTCAGGTTGTACATTGTGTTTGGAACTCGGGCTGCGACCAGATCCACCTGGATCACGCTGTGGAGCGGACTGGTCAGGTGAAGCGTGAATGTGTTTCCGTATGGATAAAGTGTCACGTCTCTGTTTGTCGAATCGACAAACACATATTTGACTCGTTGCGAATCATCCGCCATACCTACTCTACTAAAATAAAGTTTTTTAATATGATTTATCGTAATTTTTCTTGTCCAATATAAATGGAACGCAATGTTATCAAGGCGGCCAAGAAACTACTTGCGGCCCGATCTGTGTACAACAAAGACTATGAAAACTATGAACGTTTTGCGAAATATTACAACGGTCGGCATACCGGTCCATGGGCTCAAAACTTGCCAAAAAATATGCCGTTTAACCAGTTTTCTAAAATTCATATGAAAATGTCGAACCGGCTCCAGCGACTCCAAAACAAAGTCGAAAGTCATCATGAACCACTTGGAATTCTCGAAAGAACATTGTTTATGAAACTCCGGCGACTGGGCTACAATATAAACGCATCAAATCTGGGAAGTCTCATAAAAAATCTTGAACGCATCGCGAACATGAAACGTGGTCCATTTCGGCGCGAAATAACCGGACGGCGTTAAAGATAATTGGTGCCGATATCACAAATGGGTTGGGGCATTTGTTTCGGTATCGATGACAACTACCGCGTGTACTGTGCGGACGGCTGCCGTTGGCACGCCAAAGAGTCTGACTACGAAGGGCAGCCCAAGTGGCCTTCGGCGCGCGAGTACGTTCTCGAGTACTACGAAGGCGATGCCCACCGTGAACTTGACATGATTCGTGATGAGTTTCCAGGGACGGCGGCGGGTCTCGCGGCGGCGTGCCCAGAGCACATCGGGTCGGCGTTTTGGGCCTACGGGCGTTTGCCAGAAGCCGAGAGGCGCGAGCGACACGAGAAGAAGCTGCTCGAGTTTGAAGCCGAGCTCAAGTACGCCACGGACGAGATTCCGCACGCGCTCGAAAAGTATCGTTTGGCGAAAAAACTCCTGAAAGAGTACAAGCCGGAGACCAAACCGGCCAAGACGCGCATGGACGAACTCGAACGTCTGATTGCGCCGCTCCAACTTGAGCTTGATGTCGAGCGGGCGGCAACCTACGTCGATATTCTCAAAAAGAACAAGACGCGCGCGGCTCGACTTGTAAAACTGGAAAAAATGTTTACGATTGATAGATGACAGATTGTGTAGCAAACAAAGGAGAGTGTTGTTCAGGGTCGTACCGTTCCGGTACATACGGAAACGCGTACGACGTTGCCCAAATTACAATCGACAAGTGTGGGCGCATATCTCGGATAAAGAATGTCGCAATAGACGGTCTCACACAATGGACCGGCACCAAAGGCGATCCGATTTACTATGTTCCGTACGTAGGAATCGGTTCAAACGTCATACCGACGTCGAACCTCCAAGTGACCGGGAACGTCTACGTGTCGAACACCGTGACGTCCGGAAACGTGCACGTGTTCGACACGCTCGACGTGACTGGGTCGATGACGGCCAACGCGGCCAACGCAACATTCTTTTTCGACACGTTTACAATCCCGTACATCAACACACAATATCTCAACGTATCGTCGAACACGACGCTGACTGGCAACCTGGTTGTCGCCACGGCGAACATTGCGACGTTGAATGTCGGTTACCTCACTGTAAACTCGGCGGTCGTCTACGGCGCGACGACTCTGAACGTTTATGGTATTTCTAACCTAACAAGTGTCTTTGCGACAACGGCAAATGTGGGAACCCTGAACGTCTGGCAGCTTTCAAATCTCTCGACACTCACACTCACAAACACACTGACCACCAATAATGTTTATGCAATGAATGATGTCGTTGTGGGACCTTCACCTTTTGCACTTCAGGCAAATTTGCACGTCGAACAAGGTGATGTGTTCATAGGGAATTCAGCCATAACAAATACAAATTTCGCTACTACCGGTCCCGTCAATCGTCTCATTTTTGATAATTCTGCCAACGCATCAGTCGTTCCTAATAAGATTGTTTTGTTTTCAAATATAACCGGAAGTGTATACGCTGGGTTCAGCGTCGTAGGTGGTTCGGGATCATGTGATTTGGGTTACCGTACGAGAAGTACTCATATATTTTATACTGGAGGTCCTCCGACGACCGAACAGATGCGCATCCAATCAGGTGGACAGGTGGGTATAGGTACAAATTCTCCTCAGACAAGATTCCATGTCGTTGGAGTAAATGGTAATACTTCAGTTCGTATAGACTCATCTAATATTGCTCTCGTGACTACAGGTGGTACGATAGGGTTTGGAACATTGACCCCCTCGGCCAATCTTCACGTCATTGGCAACGTATACGCGTCAAATGCTGTGACAACAACGAACATCTTTGCAAACACATCGACCCTTACGGGCACAACTGGCCAAACGACACTCAACGTCACTGGCAATCTGTACGTGTCAAATGCTGTGACGACGACAAATATTGTAACGGCTGGATTCACATCGAATGCAACAAATACAGTATTTAACTTTGATACACTCACAATTCCATTTGTTTCTTGTACAACCCTGAACGTCGCGTCGACATCAAACTTGCAAGTGGCGGCAGTAACGACGGGACTCACCGTAGGTCCGGGAACTTTGGGTTCGAACATCGTCGTGTTTTCGAATGCAAGCGGTGGGTCCAATATTTTCGTGATGGATTCGAACGGACGTATAGGTATAGGAACAACGGCACCCGCCGCTCAACTTGATGTTTATTCTACGGCTTCCAATTTTCCCGGAGCAACCGTGACAAACTCAGGTGGGTCTCTTACTATTAATGCCGGCGTCAACGCTATTTATTTTTCGACGGCAGGAGTCGCAAGGGGTTTTTTCAATGCAGGTATTTTAGCGCCATCTTCAGATTTAACATACAGTTTAGGTGGTCCTTCTAATCGTTGGAATTCTCTAGTCGCAGGGACGGTGACCCTGACGGGTGGAGGAGCCAATGTGTATGCCGCAAATGCTGTGACAACAACGAACGTGTTCGCGGCGACGGTCAGTACGACCAACCCAGTTTCGTTCAAAAATCGCATCATCAATGGCGACTTTATCATCGACCAACGGAACGCCGGTGCGAACACGACTCCTTCGACCGGTTTAACAAGAGTAATTGACAGATGGAAAATTGAAATTGCCGGTTCCGGAAGGTGTCTTGTTGGCCAGAATCTCCTCGGAATCGCATCCCCTGCAGGTTTCACGAGTTATTACGGAATGCAAGTATCAACAACAAGTACTGTCAATGCAGGTGATTATTTTTTCATCAGCCAAGTCATTGAAGGTATTAACTTGGTCGATCTTGTATGGGGTCAAGCAACAGCGAAGCCAGTCACGCTCAGTTTCTGGGCCTTCAGTTCAATAACCGGAACTGGTGGTGGGTTTGTGAGAAACGCCGGTGAATCTGCCGGAAATTACACGAGGAGTTTTCCGTTTACGTATACAATTAATGGAGCAAATGTATGGGAATACAAGACGGTCGCCATCTCGGGAGACACGACAGGTCAATGGCTCTCGGGACAGCTTGACGGCGCGGAGGTTGGATTTATGATGTGGAACGGAACGTCATTCCAAGCTGCAGCGGGTGCGTGGGCAGCCGGAAACTATACAGGACCATCAAGTGCAAATATCAACTATGCAGGGTCTTTGAACTCAAGACTTTTTATTACAGGCGTCCAGTTCGAATCGGGCTCGGTCGCGACACCATTCGAACGACGACACATAGGTTTTGAACTTACTCAGTGCCAAAGATACTACGAACCTTCCATCGCGCGTCTGGGTGGGTACAACGTAACTGGAGGGTTCCTGCGCAGTTCAGTCTATTTCAACACCGAAAAGAGACCCAAGACGTCCCCGACATTCACGGTCATTTCAACACCCGAAAGCAATAACTTGGGTGCTTTGAACTTTGACAACTCAAACTTTGACCAGAGTTCGGCGCGTATACTCGCACCCGTGACGGCGACCGGCGACGCATACGGTCAATGGAAAGTCAGTGTCGATTGTGAGTTTTAAATTTACAAAAAGTTTTCCAAAAGTATCCTATCTGCATCTGAAAGTGCCGTCGTGAACATGAAGGCCCCATATAATTCACCATTCATTGTGGCATCAAAATTAGTTTTTCCAATCATTTGAATCGCAGCTGATGTTTGTGCCCATCCACTCGATGGTGTCGCGTCTGCTAAAGTTCCGTTTACATAGAGTGATCGATTTGTACCATCCCATTTGTAACTCACACGATTGCCTGTCGCAAGAACGCCTTTATTAACAACATCATTTCCGTACCAGTATTGGGTATATGTCGCACCGGTTCCTTTTTTAAAGTTGTTTACTAAATTTCCATATGGACCTGCTGAATTTTGAGTTGCGCAAAAAAGTCCGGAACCAATAAATTGTCCGTGCCGAAACACGACGGTATAGTTTTTAGTACTCTGGAACGGTACTGGTCCGGATGTTCCCGCAGAAACGTCAAAATATGCGCTCGGTTTCAAGTCGATGAACTTATTAACCAAATCAATTTTAGGTTGATTTGCGACACTTGAACACGACATGTGATTTCCAGCACCCGACTGGTCGTACCACGTCGTGACGTACCCGGTCGCAGTTCCAAGCCAGTTTGCTAACGTCTGTCCAGTCACCGGGGCCGTCAGCAGGTTCCCGAGTCGATCGGCGTAAAAGTCCTGTATGGCACTGGTCGTCCCGTTACGAACCTGCACAGCCTTTGCCACGGTTCCGTTGACTGCCCGTAAGCTAAACGCACCCACGGCGGAGCTCGTTGCACTTGGGGACAATTGGGTGAAGAGGGGCGTGCCGGACATGGGCATCGGTGACATATATTGAGCCGCCAAACCCAAAACATTAGTCCCCGTTATAACATATGAAGGAACAGAACCATATGCCCATGGTGCCGACCCGGGTGTGAACGCGGTGGTCGGCGCGACTCCCCCCTGAACTACACGGAGGTCGCGGATGTATCCACTCAAATATTGACTGGCTCCAGAACCTATATATGTGTTATAAGTTGCATTATGAGCGGTATATGTCAAACTCGTTCCAGTTCCCGGTACACCATTGACGAAAACGTAAGATGAACCACCTGGAATTGAGGAAAAGGCTATATGATACCAAACACCGGCAGTGAATGTGGTTGAATTTCCAGACGTAGAACCAGTCCCACCACTTAATTGGAGTAGTCCGTTATTCAATCTCAGATACAAATTTAATGAAGACGTTGCTTGTGGATTTAAATAACGCCCATAAATACGATTTCCACCAAAATCGGTCCAATTTATCCAAGCCTCGAAGAACACGTTGGATGTTGAAGCATCAAAATTAGTAGGCGTTGAAGTTCCAAGGTTTATATAATCATTTACGGTCCCCGGAAAATACGCCGCCGTATTACCAGTTGGTGCTAACCCATATAATATAGTCGCATTTCCGACAAGAAGAGGTTGAACCGCTCTGACTTGAACCGCCCTCCCCGGCACACCCTGTTGATTGTAAATAGACCTTACCTGTGCGGCAGTCAGAGCCGTGTTGTATATGCGGAGGTCGTCGAGAAGACCGTCGTATCCGAATGGATACGTCTGACCAGTAGGATAATTTCCAGCAGCAAGTCTAGGGAATGTTCTAAGAGTACCCCATGCAGATGTCAACGTGCCTTCCAGGACATTATTTAGATAGAAACATAAACTAGTACCAGAAACCGATTCATATAATGTAATAGCAAAATGGTTCCATCCATTTACTATATAATTATTGGAAGATGAAACACCTTGGAATGTTCGTGCCGACGCTGACGTGTTGATATTGTATTCAACTCTGGATTTGTTATTTAGTATAGACAACCTCAGGTCTCCGTCGCCATTTAGTCCGGCCAACTCCACCATGTGCTGGGTCCAAGAATTCGTGGCACTCGGGTTGAACCAAAAAGTTATACTGTAGCCATACGAAGTTGTTGTCGACCCTAGAACCGGGCTCAGCGTCCAAATAACATAATTGTTCGGGTGGGCAGTTTGGTTCAGAGGGTTTTTCAAAACAATAGCCTGATTATATTTTCCATTAGAATAATTGATAGTTTGTGAAGGAAATGCGTATATACTCGTGCCCATATTTGAGACGTATGATGCTTGGGCTAAACCCCATGGTGCGGCGGCCGGTGTGAAAGTTGCACTCGTCGGAACAACACTACCTGACACTACCCTTACATCACGCACATACATATTAGCAAGTTGCGACCCGCCGTCTCCTCCCATGTAAGTTCTAAAACTGGTATATGTGTTTGCTGTTCCGGTCAATAAGGCGGTCCCTTGTGAAGCTCCGTTAAGCCACGTATAAAGTGTTTTGGTCGAAGAAACATATGAAAAAGCTACATGATTCCAACTTCCGGTTGTCAAGTTTGCAACGGTCGACGCCGTGAAAGAAACACCTGACGTGTTCGAAACTGATGCCTGAAAAGTTCCAGAACTGCTTACGCCCATCCACCAATCCGTAGAAGTAGCCAACTGACCTCTTGAAAGAACTGTACTCTTCGTTGGCGTCAATGAGTTCATATACACGAGAGACTCTGCGAAGACATTTGTTGTCACCAAGTTTAAATTATTCAAAGGACCTTGTGCCGTAAGCTGGAATGTCGTATTCCCCGGAAAGTATGCAGCTATATTTGATGTAGGTGCGTTACTCACCATTATCGTCGAGAAACCCTGAAGTTGAGTTGGACTTTGTGCCACTAAACCTGAAATATAATCCGTCGTTGTCCCATTGAAATCCCACGCGAGCTGTGGCAGAGGCATCGCGCGACTCGGCGCCGGAGCCCCTTGACTCGAGTACACCGACTGAACCTGGGCAGCCGTAAGAGCCGTGTTGTAGATGCGGAGATCGTCGATCGTACCTGAAAACATTTCAGTTGCAACAATATACGGCGTAGGTGCGCCATTCACGTGACAACATACATAAATGTTACTATAAGATGTTCCTGTCGTTGAGTATGATACCGTAGTACCTTTTACCCCATTTAAATATACATCAGCTGAACCTTTGCCAATCGTTCCACATACATGATACCACACACCTGTAGTGGCTGTTAAATTATAAGATGGAGTAGCAAAACCAACGCCAGTGTTTTCATAATATAAGCTAAAAGTTCCACTTCCGTATCTATCATACGACAACCAAACGCCTTGCCCATATCCTGTACCATTTGACAAATTTACCCATGCCATTCGGCCACCGGAATTCGGAAGTTGAAGAAAGTTGACCCAGCATGAAATACTGAATCCATTTGACTCTGTGATGGGAGTTGTCGGTATATACTTGAGATACGACGTTACAGAACTTAGACTGTTTATACTTGAGAGTCCGAGACCATACTTTCCACTAGGATACGTCACAAACTGCCCCAAGAGCGTGAAGACCACGGACCCCGACCCCGTCACGTAGCTCGGCAAGGTGTAAGAGAACGGCGCCGTGGAGGGTGTGAAGCTTGTTGTCGGAACAATCCCTCCCTGGACCACGCGGAGGTCGCGGATGTACAAGTTGTGATTATTTTGAGAATCCATACCACCTATCATAATGGGTGTTGTGCTCGTGTATTTGGGTGCATTTGGTAAAGTCACAGCGGTTCCAGGGAAGCCGTTAACAAATACCGTGGCATTTTTATTCACTATTTCATATGAAAAAGCAACATGATACCAAGTCCCTGTGCTCGCTGTAAATGCATTAGATGATGTATAATTGAGTCCAGTAGTCCCATCTTTCATAATCAAACTCAACACACCAAACGAATTTAAAGAGAAATTGAAATCTGTAAAATTAGCCGCTGTATATCTTTCATAAATCATAGGGTTTGTTGATAGTGACACAATATTCACCCATGCTTCAACAAAGATATTAGAAGTACTATGATTGAAGTTGGTAGGCGAACTCGTCCCCAGATTCATATATGAACCTGATACACCCGGAAAGTACACTGCCGTATTGCTCGTCGGGGCGTTCGAGACCAGTGCTGCACTTCCGACGAGCTGCGCCGGTCCCGGTGAGACTTGTGAACTCGGTGCGAGTCCAGTGACGCTGTCGACGTTGCTCGACTCGAACTGCCACGCCAGACTCGGCTGGGGCTCCACGCCCGAGTACACGAGACTCATCTACTTTTAATCTCCGGTAATTTTAATGGACACGTGGACCGCGATCTTTTGGCTCGGCTTTTTCATTTTGCTTCTGGCGCACATCCAGCTCCTCCGTCAGCACATGCAGACCGCGACTCGTCAGCACGCTTTTGTCGCGCTGACAGGTCTGGTGTTCATGTTTGTTGGCTCTAAGATTGGTCGCGAGTTTCTCGGAATTGTTTAGGTTCGTTTACGACTCCGAACCGTCTTCACACCGGGTGCAAATGTGAATGTCATACCGGCCGCGAATGGAGGTACCACGGCTCTTCTTTTGGTCGAACGACCTCTCGAATTTGCGTTACGTAAACGTTTGAACGCTGCGTAGCGCGCCTGCGCATTTTCCAAGTTTTGAACGTTTCGATTGAGAGCAGGGTCATTGGGACGCATACGTGGAACATACCGCTGTGTTCCTCCGGACAAACTCAAATTACGATTAAATTGTGCCCACCCTGGACCACTTCTACTTGGCCCAGCGCGTTCACTCGTTGTTCGGCACGCCGAAACGATATATATACCGGAGCCATAATGCGTAACTATGTCATGAAGTGTTCTGGTCTGACCGTGCATCCCTTTTGTACCATTGTTGAGTGTGTGGACGCCGGACGTAAAATTAAACTGTGTTCCGGGTTGAGGCGTCCCGTTCAAATGAGTATTGAACAGATTTAAGCCAAGGTTAGGGTATACATCACCTGGTCCATAGAAATGTCTCTTCCATGTTCTCAGAGGTGGAGGCTGTATCTGTGTCACGGGAATTTCCCCTCTGAGAACTCTTCTCAAATACCTCCCGTTGAACAGCTGTGGATACTGTAAAACCATACGCTGAGCCAAGAGATGACCGGGCTTTGATACAAATATAATATATGAACCGGGTGGCACTCTGGGTTTGTCTGGAAGGAGTCCTCCATGGCCTACAACGATACGAAGCCGTGTCGACGAGTTTGACGCAAGTGTTTTAATACGATTAATACGCGTCGCCATATTATATATCATATAAAAATAGATGAGCTTCACTCGTTCTTCAGGAACGCCGCCGCCGTGGTACGGTGTCAACCCCATCCAGACTGGCATCTCGAGCGATTACGCCGCTCAGCCCTATGATTATTACATTGGGGTGAACGGCACGAACGTCACGGTCACTTTTCCGTTGGGTTCGAGCCTCGTCCAAGGCAAGACGTACGTCGTCAAGGATGAGTCCGGACTCGTGACAAGTAACACCGCCTACCGGGTCACCGTGGCGGCGACGAGCCCCAACACGATCGATGGCTCGACATCCGTGACCATGACAAGAGGTTACGAAGCGTTGACATTCTTCTGGACAGGAACATTTTGGTCGATTATTTAGGTAAAAATCTCGTGTTACATTATGCCACCCAACCTAGAAAAACTCCGCAATCTCATGAAGAAACTCAAACCAGAATGGCCAACTATTAAGAATTCTATAGGAGGGGGGATTAATGGTCGCGTATTTGAATTAAATAATGGTCGTTACATGAAAATCATAGCGAACAACGCTCCTCAGGAATGGAAAACTCTTTTACGCCTCCAGGGAACCCACGTTGTTCCACGATTTAATAAGAAAAATCACTTGACAATCCGTCTTCGTCCTAAGGATAAAGAAGAGGTTAAGAACATGCTGAGTATGTATACCATTGGCAATAAACTTACTGTGATGATAATGGGTCGTGTAGGAAGTGGTGGTCAAACAATGACATTGAGGCAGTATTATAGAAAATTTCGTCCAAAAAACATAAAACCACTACAGAAAAGAGTACACGAGTTAATTGACGAAATGCATGTTAGAGGAGTTTCACATGGAAATCTTCACGGAGGAAACATTATCGTGACTGTAAACTCAAAAGGTCACATTGCTGGTATGTGGGTTATTGACTTTGGAAGGTCGCGCACCTTTCCTATCGGAACGACTGAAAGCAATTTTTATGGTCGTTTCAAGCCAGGTAACCATGAACCTGTTACAACAATAACAGGTATAACTGGTTGTAACGTTCCTGTATATGCCGGGTCTCGCCCAAACACAAAAATGTCACAGGTTCTTTATTGTAAAATTTACCCCAAGGACCGTGAAAAAAGAATGATGAATCGTAGGCTAAATATCGCCGAAAATCTAAAACTCTTAAAGTCTCCCCGTAAAGTGAGTACTGTTCGACGTGTACAGAGTGCCAATCGATAATCTTGCGAAAATTTAGTCTCTGTACTTCATAGAGATGACATACATCCCGGAGCAAGTTGCAGTCGTTTCGACTCTGAATTCAACAACAACTGCACTCGGTGCAGGTGCCACATTCACAGGAACATCCGAAGAGGTGACTCAGTACGCATCGATCAGTGTCGCTTTTTACATTCAACCCGTGACTGCAACCGGAAACGTCCTCGTCCAATTTTCAAACACAGCAAGTTTCCCACTTGTGCTGTCAAACACCGTCACGACAGTCACATCCGTGAACGCGGCTGGGTTTACACTCGATGTCATTACGGCCGCAAAGTACTATAGAGTTTTGTACGTGAATGATTCAACACCCCAAACTGCCATGACCATCCAGACTATTTTTC